CAACTAGTAGTGCACGGGGTTTAATGCAATTTCTAGACAGTAGCTTCGTTAATTATGGCTGTGGGCGCTATGGTGGCAGAACATCGAGTCGTGGACAATTACTTTGCTCGCTTAATATTATTAGAGACGGGGGCGCTTACAACACCTGGTATATGTATTGGGGAATTTAGATCCGTTATAATGGTTCTGCGTGTGGATCAGCTTAGGCTCGTCTGCTTTTATTTTTACTATATTAATACGTTACTTCTATGTAATATAAATTTAGTTGATTTATATACTAATTAGCTATGGATATTGTTATAATTCGTTATGAACAAACACCCACTCCAATGCTCTCACTGTAGAGACTTGTACAGCAACAAATATGATCAAATGCTGATACTTCATTTAGCAACTTGTATACATTGTTTGTACGAACTAAACAAAACACCAAATTCCAGAATTAAATTACTAAACGAACTTAACTCTTTAGGTTACAAATGGGCACAACATGTCAGATGAACGTGTAATACCAGGAACAACTGAAATCTATAACGTTAACAAACATATAGCTAGATACAACATGGCTATGCAACGCTGTCAAGGTAAGGATGTGCTCGATGTGGCCTCAGGGGCCGGTTATGGCACCAACATGCTGTCCTGGGTCGCTAGGCACGTTTTAGGGGTAGAAAAAGACATAGGTGCGTGGCAATATAGTCAGCTAGAATTCCATAGATATAATGTTGATTTTCATTGTGAAGATCTCACCACATTTATAGACCCAGAAGGGTTTGATGTGATAGTGAGCTTTGAAACTGCAGAACATATAGAAAATCTAGACGACTGGCGAGCTATGGTTAAGCGTAATTTGAGACCAGGAGGACACTTGATCTATTCTGTACCACTAAATGAGGTCCCTGGGTTTAATGAGCATCATTATCATTCTTTTGATTTAGAATCAGCAAAACAATTATATCCTCATGGCCGGCTAGTAGGTTCTGCTATACAAAAAGGTGTAAATATGATGGATGAATCTGAATATGAAGCAGATGAACAATTTACTTATTTTCTAGGAGTTGTTCATAATGGGTAAATATGACAAAGATTCTGCAATTCTAGAATGGATTGATAAACACGGCCTAGTAAACAGCAGAGGTGAAAAATTTGAATTTGATGCACACTCTTTTCTACTCGAACCTTTATCTGATTGGTCACAGACTATTGCAATACCTAAATCAGCGCAAATCGGCTTCTCTGAGAGTTTTGGGATACTGAAAGCTCTTTTTGCGGCATACTACTATAAACATAATGTAATCTATACAAACCCTACATCTTCTGCTTCAGATACATTTGTATCTACTAAGGTTAATACTATTCTAGATAAGAACCCAGCACTTCTAGACTTAGTAGAGTTTAGCAAGCTAGATTTAAAACAACTTAAGACGATGGATGGCGGAAGTCGTTTCATATATTTTAGGGGTACTCACTCAGGTGAGACTAAAGACAGACAATCGGATGCTACAGCTGGTCTGTCTATTACGTCTGATTTGAATATTTATGATGAACGTGACCGCTCTGACCAGTTCGTTATTGATCAGTATAATTCACGTCTAGAAAATTCATCTTATGCAGGTGAATGGTCATTCAGCAACCCTACGTATCCAGGTGTAGGCGTTAGTAAGTTGTGGGATGATAGTGATCAAAAGCATTGGTTCGTGAAATGTCCTCATTGCGGGCACAGACAATACTTAGATTGGATAAAGTTAGGAGAAGAAGACCAGGGTGGAACGCCCGAACACTGCTTAGTAGATATCGAAGGTCTAAAATTTGTTTGCAGTAAATGTAGTAGACACATTACAGACCAAACGAGAATGTTAGGTGAATGGGTGGCTAAATATCCAGGCAAAGATATTTCTGGTTACTGGATGTCTCAAATGAACTATATAAAACATTCTGTAGGCCGTATACGTGAAAAGGAGTTAGACCGCGAACCTAGCAACTTCTATAACTACGTACTAGGCAAGCCGTATCAGAGCGAAGATGTTTCGATCGATAGAAATATCATTTTCAGCAATTTAGTGCCAGGTAACAAAAAAGATATCAAAGCGAGTTATATGGGGATAGATCAGGGCGTTACAAAGCACTATGTAATAGGTAATGTAGATGGTATTTTTGAGATAGGTACTACTGATGACTGGGCAGAAATTGAGGCTCTTATCCACAAATATAAACCAGAGGTTGTTGTAAGTGATGCTATGCCTTATCCTAATGCGGTAAACAAATTAATAGAGAAATTCAAAGATAGTAGACACACACGCATCTTTATGGCTTATTATAAAGAGCCTAAAGACCAATCACAACCAATACAATGGCAGAAAGGTAAGAAGCGTCATGAAGTTATTGTAAACAGAACAATGATGTTTGACATTGTAGTAGATAAGCTAATATCAGGTAATGTCCCAATATCTATGAGCCAAAGCGAAGCTATGCCTTTAGCTGATGCATGGTCTACAATGTACCGAGGCACCAGAGAGGACAGTTTAGGCATACAGCGGCCTACTTGGGACACTTCGAACAAATCTATTGATCATTATGCACACGCAACCATATATGCAGAAGTGGCAAAAAGTAAAGCGACCGGGACTATGAGTGGGACATACGAAACAGACAGACAGCGAGATGATAAGCAAAAACAAACGATCAAAATAGATGATCATTTAATGGCTAAGTTGCCTGATCTTAATGACTTTGTAGAGCAATATAATAGACGGCGTAATCGCAGACGTTGATTCCTTGTCAGCTGTGGAGATTTAGACTAACATGAACTACTTATTTGTACTAAATGACCGATTTCACTCAACAAAAAGACTATACTGAAGACATTAAAACCTTGCGTACTGATCAGTACAAAGAAAATATTGATGACGACAAGATAATTGAAATGTACAAAGAGGATCTGAACGATGCTGATAGCCTATACAACGAGCTACTAAGTGTATTCCATAAATCCGAACGCTATTGGAGAGGCCAGCAAGTTACTATCGGCGATTTACGCTATGGTGAATCTAATATTGTTGATAATAAAATCCTGGTTGCAGTCGAAAAGTCTGTAGCTAAAATTACATCTTCTACGCCACACCCGTGGATAACAGTAACTCCCAAAAATAGTAAAGGTTTGGCTATCCAAGAAAAGTTACAAAGGATGATGATTGATGCGTGGGATTATGATTTGAATATGCAACAAAAAGGTGAAAGAACCTCCCGTATCTATTATATGGCTCGTGTCGGATGGGCCAAATATGGATTAGATGATAGTAGTGACTTGTTTGTTGACGTAGTTAGACCGGAATCAATAAGATATGAAATAAATAAAGAATTACACGAGAGTAGATTTTTTATTCACTACTTGACTGCCTCAATTGCTGAACTTAAGGCTAGGTTCCCAAATTCCAAAGAACATTTAAATGATCTTGCTAAGCAACATGGTAGTAATAGATCAGAAATAACATACGCAGAGTATTGGGGTAAGTTTTATACAGATAGCGGTGAATGTAAGATTTTTGTATCATGGTTATACAATGGCCACGTTTTCAAGACAGACGTTGACCCTTTGTGGCATAAGACAAAGAAAAATAACCACTTCAAATATAATAGATTCCCATTTATACCTATGCACTCGCTGGCTACAGCAGGGTCTGTAGTAGATGAAACGTCATTAATTGAGCAGTCGTTAGCATTGCAAGATAATATCAATGAGCGTAAGCGTCAGATCTCGCGGAATGCATGGTTAGCTAATGGGATACTTGTAGCAACAGCGGCTGCTATGGATGAAGCTGACTTTTTATCAATGGATTTCTTCACGGACAAGGTGTTTCTAAAAGCAGAGATGGAAAGTATCAGTGCTGGGTTTGGAACAGTAACAGGCCGACCATTTGAAAGTGGTATTTATGATGATATGCAACAGTCTGCTAGTTCAATCAGTGATATATTTGGGATTGTAGACATTATACCCGGTGAAATATCTCAACCAGAAGGCACAGGTCGGCTAGACTTAACTGCGCGAGCATACGAACAGTTTGCAGAAGATATATATAATGCCGTCTTACAGCTAATGTGTGTTAGCTCTAAGGACGAATACATCATATCTACAGATAAAGATGAATATGGAGACACTGTTATGCCAGGCGCAAACACCGGGCTGACTACTATTGATACAAACGACAATAAAATAGCTAAAAAAGATCTATATAACTTTGATGTAAAAATTAGAGTACGCAAAGGGACTGTATTGCCAAAAGATCCTGTCACTGATAGAGACGCAGCGTTTAAGTTGATGCAAACAGGACAGTTAGATCCTTATACATTTGCTAAGATGGCTGGTTTAGATAATCCGAAACAGTTCGCCAAGCGCATGTTTATGTGGAGTGACCCAGAGCTTAAGAAAGATCTGTTCCCTGACTTGGCAGGTGGTGAAAACTTGCACCCAACAGGGATTAGACAAATTGAAATAATAAATAAGGCATTTGATAATGAAGGCTTTATGAAGAAGTACGCTGACAGCCTAGAAGACCTGCCTGCAGCTACTGTATATGCTGACTTTATGGATGCTGAAGATTTGAACTCACACGTCAACACTCATAATCTATATATGAGAGGTGCTGAAGTACACCCTGACTTGATACCATTTAGTGATTTACCTATTGACCTACAAACAATACATATGAAGCATGTGAAGTTTGAAAAAGATCAATTAGAAATGCTTTTGAAAGAAGAACAACAGAACCAACCACCACAAGCAGAACAAATGCCGCCAGAAGGACAAATGCCTGCTGAAATGTCTATAGATGGCCAATTACCTCCAGAGGCGGCTCTACCTATAGACCAACCTCTACCCCCAGAGCAAGCCTTGCCTATTGAGGTACAACCCCCTGTCGTATAACAATTGCCAATAAAAAAGTATTAATGTATATTAAGTTTGTACATCTAACCGAACGAGTCGGGTATAAGCGGAAAACTAGATATTTTTTACAATCCTATCAATGGATGAAGCAACAACAGGCGCAATCGCTCAGAAATCGCCATCTGAGACTAACGCAAGTGCAAGCGAAACCGCACAGATCGAAGGTCAATCTGATCAAGATCCACAAAAAGGACCTGTCCCATATGACAGATTTTCAGAAGTGGTTCAAGAAAAGAATACTTTCAAAGCAGAACTTGAAGAACTTAAAGCATCTCAACAGGACTTGCTGAAAAGGTTTGAAGAAGGATCGCAAAAAAGTGAGGAAGCTCAAACCGAACAGGTAGATAAATATCTGCAGTTAGGTGAAAAGTATTTCCAAACCGAGGAAGATCGTCAGATTTTCCGCAAATTATTTCCTGCTATGAAGGATGCAATTTTTACACAAGCTGCGGAAGCAGAAGAAGCAAGAATTGCTAACGAAACAAAGCAGCAAGAAGAAGCTCGCAAAGCTGAAGAAAAAGCTGAGCAACAAACACAGCAAGTTGTTAAGGAAATAGAGGATAAACTAGGCAGTAAAGAAAAGGTGGCCGAATTTGGTACTTATCTAAAAGGTTTTTTAGACAAGTTCCCAAAGCTTCAAGATGCATTAGACAACGACGATTTACGCCGCTTGGCAGATGACTTTCTTGAACAAGATTCGAGCAATTCAACATCTATCGGTAAACCTAGCCAATCGGGTAGGCCTGATAATACTAAACCAGTTCCAATAGATCCTAATGATGACACCGTGACACATGCTTTAAAGGCATGGAGAAATAAATTTAATTAATTTTTAATCTAAAGTAATGATTCTTGATGCAAATGCACAGTCATTCATCCAAACAGATATTCTACCAAAAGCGGTAGATACTCTAAACAGTGGTAATGCGCTGACTCAGTTTTTGCTAAATAACACAAAAACATGGTCAGGCCGTCTTTTAGAGCGTCCTATTATTATCGGCTCTGCTGGCAATGGTGGTTCTTTCTCAGGACTAGACAAATTTTCTACAAACACTACAGACACTAAAGTCAAAGCATCTTTTGATCCTCGTGGATATGAACAACCAGTTGTTCTACCGCAAATGGAAATTGATATTGCTCGTGCTAGTGATTCATCTATTGAGATTGTAGCTGCTTCAATTGAAGAAGCTGTAAACGAAATGGCCGACAACCTAGGAGATCTATTCTATGGTGATGGGACAGGAAACACTAGTAAAGACTTTTTGGGTCTTGCAGCTGCTGTAGATGATGGTGGTGAAGTAGCTACTTATGGTGGCATTTCTCGTTCAACTTATACAACTTGGAAATCTTACGAAGCCGATCAAGGTGGTGCGTTAACTTTAGCTGCAATGGCTAATGCTTTCGACGCTGCTACACACGGTAGCGACAGACCAACTGTTATTTTGACAACAGAAGCTATCCGAAGTGCTTATGAAACACTATTAACACCAACGCTACGTCATACAGACGGTCTAAAAACTGTTCTACCTAATGGTAAGATCAGTATGGACGGTACTATGGCAGGTCACTCAGGTGATCTAGGGTTTACAGGAACGTTCTACCGTGGTGTACCTATTATCGCAGATGAAAAGGCTACAGCTGGTACTATGTACTTCTTAAACTTGAAGCACTTAGCGTTCTATAGACTAAAGTCTACTGCTGAAGGGTATACTAACGTTAAATTGGGTGGAAACACTCAAATTGATGGTGTTTACTCTGACCAGTTTGCTTCATCCGCAGCTGGGTTTGATTGGAGCGGATTCATGATGCCAGAAGATCAATACGCAAGTGTAGGTCATCTTATCCTTATGGGTAACTTGGTAACATTCAACCCTAATCGTCATGCAGTAATTAACACTATTTCTTAATCTAAGCAACATGGCTAAACTAAGCGAAGTACAACCAGCATTATCCCCAACAGGGGCTATTGATGCTGACATCGTAACCGCAACTAGTGGTGCTACATGTATTAGATTAATATCAGTAGACGGTACAGAGTATTTTATCTTTCCGGATAATAGTGGAGACCTAAGAATCTCCACTACTCTGCCAACAACTGATACTGCTGGTACTGTAGTTGGAACACAATCTTAATATTTTTTAATTAATTCAAAATGGCACAAAAGTCAATTAACGCAGGCGCTGTAACAGACTCAAGCACTGAGCGTTTACACGAATTTGGTCGACTTCGTTTCGAAACTGACGGCGGAGTAGAAAAAGTTTATCAGTACGTTCAAGTAGTAGATGCTGCTGTAGCAGACGGCGATGCACTAGAAGTAGCTAGCGCAACTAATCCTTACATCGTATCTAATGACCGTTCAGGTGGTTCGTCTATAGCAGGTGTACCAGCTGGTGTTGCAGTAGGAACTATTGCAGCTAACTCATACGGGTGGATTCTTGTAAGAGGTTATAAAGCTAATGCTAAAACAGATGGTTCTGTAGCAGCTGGACAAGCTGTGATTAGAGCTTCGGCTGATGGTGTGTTAGACTCTGCAGATAGTATTTCCGCAGGTAAAACCTTCGGAACTGCACTTGCTAATGACACAACTAGTCGAGGAAAAGTATTCGTAAGCACGCTGTAAAGTTTTTACACTCGGCCCACTCGTATGGGCCGGGATGTGAAAATTTATGGTAAAATGCACTATGCAAGGAACACCTTTCGAACTTCACATAGGCATACCTAATAAAAGCAATCTCCCAACCGCATTCGTAAATTCTTTGATCGAATTAATAAGGTATACGGAAAAACAATATCCAGAATGTAAGATAAGCTATCAGTTTCGTGAAGATGTGAGAACTGACCGTAATCGTAATCACATACTAAAAGCGTTTCTGGAAAGCGATGCTAAGTATTTGCTTTTCCTAGATGCAGACATGACGTATCCTAAAGATATGATCAAAAAGTACATTGAGGCGGACAAAGATATCATTGGTGGGATATATGTTAAACGAAGCCCCCCCCACACACCACTTGTATATATGCACACCAGCGCAGGCAAATTTGGTTATATAGATGTGTTTAGATTAGAACAAGGGGTACCTAATAAAGTTGATGGCATAGCTACTGGCGGGATGTTTATAAAAAAAGACGCTGTACTTAAAATGTTTAAGCAAGATATGCATTGGTTCAAATACGGCGATGATTATCATTTGCCAGTTGCTGGTGGTAACCAAGTTAGTCATGATTTGATGTATTGCATTCAAGCTGAAAGGTGCGGAGTTGAAATATGGGTGCATGAAGATGTCAAAATGGGACACATTACAGAAAATGTCGTTACCTTGGCTGACTACGTTCCAGAACCTGCACATAGGCATCATGTATCGATACTTATACCCTCATACGGCGCCGATGCTTATCTGAAGCTAGCAACTACACTTAATACTATCGTAGAGAACACTGCAGGGGCTGATTACACCGTTTTTGTGACAGTAGATGGGGACCCAGAGCTAGCCAAGAAGGTCAAGGCTGGTTTTGAGGGTAAAGATGATCGAATACAAGTGATTTATCAGAATGAGAACATAGGGTATGGGCAAACGATCAATAAACTTATACAAAATAATGAATCAAAATATTATATTTATTTAGCACAAGATGTGTTAGTAGGTTATAATTGGTTAACCAATGCAATTTCTAAATATGAAGCAGCTTTTCCGGATGGCGATGGACTGCTAACTTTTAATGATGGAAAAAAGTATGACATGATTGCAAACCATGGAATGGTCACCAAAAAGTTTATTGACAAATACACAGGGGAAACGCTGTTCCATCCTGGGTACAAGCACTACAATGTAGATCTTGAACTATCTCACGTTGCGAACAGCAATGATAAATTAGCGTATGCGGATAATTCCGTTGTATTCCATGCGCAAGCAAAAAGAGGTTTTTCTGTTTCAGATAAATCTTTTGACAAGGCTCGTGAAGTTATAGATGAAGACCAGAAGCTCTTTCTTGAAAGAAAGGCTAATGGTTTTCCAAAACATTAATTTTTTATCAATACAATAATGGCTCGAGTTTCATTAAAGGAGCAAAACGAACAAGTAAAGATTAAAAACATTTCCAAGACTGATTTTCTAGAATTAGATATGGAAGGCGCTAATGAAGAATGGCGAGGCGGTATATCTCAAAGCAGATTGCAATACGTAAAGAACCGTCAGATGACAAGTCCTAAGTCTTCTGGTACAGCATTTGTAAAACCAGACAGACCAGTGCTTATGTGGGATGGTGAAACTTATGGTATGGAAGCAGGTGAAGTAAAATCATTTAGCAAGCCTATTGCTGATCATTTTGCAAGAAAAATAGCACAACGTGCCATTCTAGAACGTGCATCTGAAAACGAGGTGACCGGTATGAGGTTACCCGAAGTGATGGCCCCTTATCTAGATGATATTTATATGCGTGAACGTAATTCTGCAAAAGAAATGATTCCTGTTAAGAAAAAACCAGAAGATATGAACATGGCTGAACTGCGCAAAGTGATGTCAGAAAAAGGGCTAAAAGCACCTAATACAGCTAAAAAGGACGAAGTATTGGGACTGATAGCTAATGCAGACTAAAGACTATGGTGCAGATATAGCATCAAAAATTGCAATCATTGATGAACTTAGACGTGGTATGAATGAGGCCCGGGATGAACATGCTCGGGTCATGTCTGATTTAGAACAACAAGTTATAGATAAGCAAGCAGATGTAGCTATCAAACTAGCTGAGTTAGAAAAGAAACTAGACACTCCTGAAGTTTCTATTAGTGATCTGAGAGCAGAACTAAACTCCAAAGTAGAAGACATTGAAGAACGCACAAAACTGCTTGCGGATATAGAATTCTCAATAGGAGAAACGCAAGCAGTCCTAGACAATAAAGAATCAGCGTTAAACGCTACAGACCACGAATTGACAGTACTAGCAAATAATTACATAATATCGATAAACAAATTAACTCAATTAGAATTTGCTCGGTTAAAATCTTGGGAATCGATACTAGATACTAAAAAACAAGCTTACGCTCAACGTGAGAGATTGTTAAGTGATAGACTTCGAACCCTAAAGGCCACAGAGCAAGAAATGCAAGCAAAATGGCACAAGCTCAAAGAGACCTAAACCATGTCACTACACTAATAGGTGTAGACTCTAACGACACAACAACAACAGCCAACGCGTATGTAAATTCGTCTAACGGGCGCTTATTAGTTGAGGCTACCGGTACTGTTACAGGCCAGCAATATACAGATGGCGATGTTGATGCAAATCCTACTGGTAGTTTATCTATGTTTAAAAATCCGTCTGACGAAATTGTTGCGGCTTCAGCCGATGCTAGTGGGAATCTAAATGTGAATATAGCTGCAGGTTCATCTAGCGGAACAGAATATACAGAAGGCGATATTGATGCAACCATTACAGGGCCTGCTGTATTAGCTGAAGGGCCAAGCAACACCCTGACACCACTACAGGCCGATTCTAATAGCAATTTAAAAGTAACTATAGAAGCTGATAATGCTGGTATTGGTGGAGGTACTCAATACGCAGAAGACACTAGCCACACAACAGGAGATACTGGCACATTATCTTTAGCTGTCAGAAACGACACGCCATCATCACTAGTCAGTGCAGATGGAGACTACACGGCTTTAACTACGGACAGTACTGGTAAGCTGCACGTTAATGTAGGCAATACTGTAGCTGTTTCTGGGTCTGTTACGACGTCGGGTACAGTTACTGCTAACGCAGGTACAAACTTAAATACAAGCGCTTTAGCATTGGAATCAGGTGGCAACTTAGCTGCGGTTGCAGGAGCGGTTAGCGGATCTGAAATGCAAGTAGATATAGTAGCAGCCTTACCATCTGGAACTAATAATATAGGTGATGTTGATATTGCATCTGCTATTCCAGCAGGTACTAACAACATCGGGGATGTGGATATAGCATCAGCTATCCCTGCTGGAACAAATACAATTGGAGCAGTTGAATCAGATGGTACTGCCCTAGGCAATGGGCAAGTATCTGTTAATACTACAGCCGGCGGTACTACAATATTAGCGGCTAGTGCTGGTAGACAAGGTGCAGTAATTACAAATCAAGGTTCTGTTACTTGTTATATAGGTACTGGATCTGTAACAACATCTAACGGTTTTTTGCTTGCAGCTGGTGAGTCAATTGCACTACCTACAGACAGCGATATAAAAGGAATTACAGCAAGCAGTTCTACAACTGTAGGTTACTTATCTTTTAGTTAAAACAAATGGAGATATACAAGACATATAGTAATCCCGCCTTTACATCAGAAGACAGCCCATTTGATTTAGACATTACTTTAGTTGGGATTTATATATAATGCACCTAGGAGCTAAAAATCACGCTAAAAAACATTCTATTACAAGCACTGATAATCATAGCGCATCGACTTATAAAACATTTTATTCTGATTCTGCAGGTGATGTTCAAGAATTAACACACGGGGCAAGTACACAAGTACTGACGTCAAACGGTGCTAGTGCCAATCCTAGCTGGGAAGATGCTACTGGTTCATCTTTTACAGGGTGGGATGGTTGGATAGATGCAGGAGAAACATGGACGTACGCAAGCGCAACAACCTACACAAATACAAACACAACATATGAAGGCACTTTTACAATATCTGGTAATGTTACAACAAAATATCAAATAGGAATGAAGGTTAAATTTACGCAATCTGTAGATGGTACAAAATATGGGGTTATCACAAGTGTTAGTTATTCAGTACCCAACACTACAATAAAGATATTTTTAGGGACTTCTAGTGACCTGGATAATGCCACCATTACATCCCCATATTATTCTTTCTCGCGAGTTCCTTTTGGATTCCCATCAGATCCTAATATGTGGAAAGTGTCTTTCTCTAGCTCTACTGACCACAGCCAAACAGCACCAACTATAGCTGTTTGGTACAATATAGGTACAGTTAGTTTAAATGTACCAGCAGGGGCATGGAATTTGGGGTATTATGTCAATCTTTATAATGATGATGATATTCGTAATCCACATGCACAGGTGGCATTATCCACAAGCTCAAGTAGTTTACCTAGCTCTGTATGGCTTAGTTCACATCAGATGTCTTTGTATAGTTCGTCGACAGATTTATTCGGTTTTATTTTGCTGCCAGCTAACGTTGAATCAACCATATCACAGACGACAAATACGACATATTATCTGATAGCTCGTACACGTAAGGCGGGTACTAACGATTTGCAATTCAGAGGTAGTAATCAACCTACTGCGGTAGAAGCTAAATTTATGTATTTATAAATCATTTATGATAACTTGGACAGGACTACAAACAACAGTAAAAAATATAGTAACAGAGACTGGCACAGATAAAGACTCTTTTATCCAAGCTAGAATTAATGAGGCGCATAAACACATATGTGATCTATATGATTGGCCTTGGTTAGAAAAAACTCTGACAAAAACAAGCACAGCTTCACAACAAGAAATAACATTACCTGTTGACTATTTAAGGCTTATCACTTACCGTGTAACAAATGGCACTACAGACTATACGCCTCACTATGTTGCCAACGCAGAAGATTTTGACCGTATTAATTATGCAGGCTCTACAATTTCATCTAACATCCCTGAGTTTTTCACAATTCGAAACGGGGATATATTGAACTATCCTGCGATATCTAGTGCTGGCCTACCAATTACTATCGAATACCTAAGCAAGCCAGTAGATTTCGAGCAAGCAGACTATACAATAGGTACAATCACAGCTGTTGCAAATAATATGACAACCGTGACGGGAGACAGCACTGCTTGGGATACTGGTAATAATGTGCTGGTCGGTTCATTCATCCAACTGCCTGACAACAACTGGTACGAAATAGCTACTATCGTGAGTGACACATCTCTAACAATTTCTAAACCTTATCAAGGAATAACAGTAGCAGCTGCTACAGAACCTTATACCATTGGTGATTTGCCAAAGGTACCAGAAGCATTTCAAGATGTTGTATGGCTCAGGGCCGTATCTAGATACTTCATGCTTAAAGGTGATGAAGCCAGGGCAAAAGAGTATTTGACTTGGTATGATGACGAATATGACAAGCTAAGAAGGCGTTACAGCACAAAGACAACCAAAAGTGTTTATAACAGACCTGCTAAACATATGAATGCAAACTATGATCCGCGGGCTATTACAATAACTTAAAATGGCTAGAAAAATAGGCCCTAGAGCAAGAACAGGACAATGGACCATTAGTGACTTTACTGGTGGCTTAAGCGAAGGTAGCAAGTCAGGCATACCTGGTTCTTTTAGATATGGGTATGGTTTAAATTATAGAGATGACCCAGACCAGTTAACAGCTAATAAAAAACTAGTATTAGACAGTGATTCAACTGTTGATTCTATTCCGAAATGGCTGGTTGCTGATGGTGATAATCTGTACATATACCAAGATAATGGGAAATTGATATTACGTAATTCAGGCGGTACATACTCATTAATTGGTACTATCAGCGATAGTAGTGGTAATGGGATGGCTTTGTTTGATGACTATATCTATTTAACCAGTGATAAAGGTTTACACAGATATGGGCCGTTATCAGGTACACCAGCACTGCAAGAAAATTTTCTATTATCACCAGCGTATGAAATTGATCAATCTACTGGGCAAGTAGGTGGTAGCAATGTTTATACACTCCTAACCAGCATAAATGAAGGAGCTACACACAGACAGACATTTACACCAACTGCAGATAATATCAGCGGTGTAGTGCTAAATATCGTCGCTAAAGGCACCGGAAACGTCACAGTGACAGTACATGACAACAGCAATGCTTTGATCGGTTCTAAGACCATCACAAGCGCAAATTTACCTACTGCTGGGCGTGTCAGGTTCGACTTTCCTGGTATCTATGACCTAACACCATCTGCGAGCTATCACATACACGCTATTACCTCGACAGGTACTACAACAATCAGATCGCTCACATCCTCTGATATGGAAGATGCTGAATACGCAACACTTGTGGAGTATTTGAGGGAAGATGTTGATCAAAGTAATGATCTAACTATAGATACAGATCTAACTTCGACTTATACACTAACTACGGCCATTAATGAAGGCGAGACGCATCGTCAGACATTCACAGCTGAAAAGTCCAACATTAACGCTGTCTCTGTACTTGCAGGAGCTAACGGAACAGGAGACTGGACACTGACAGTACATGATGACCGTGACCAGGTAATAGCATCTAAAACGTTGGCTAATGCTAATGTCAGAGAAACAAAGACATGGGTCAAGTTCGAATTCACTGACCCGGTTGATATAGTACCCAGCGCTGATTACCACTTCCATGTAACTTCTACTGTGGCTGACGGCACAATATACTCAAGCACAGCGTCTAACTTGGAAGCTAGCGGATTTCTAACCCACTACCAAATACTACAAACAGACACAAACTGGCATCCTTTGCTTTACTTCCCAGGTTCTGCCTCTCTTGTGATAGGCAATGGTAATTTCCTTTCTAAATATGATGGAATCGTATATAGAGAAGCTGGGCCGCTTAGTGGTAGTGAAAGACTACAATTCGATAAATCAGAACGTGTGCGTGATTTAGAGCTAATTGGCGACCATTTAGTAATACTTACAACGCAGGGTGCAACAGTTAATGACAACACTTCATCTAGGCTTTACTTCTGGGATGGCGCAGCGCCTTCATATAACGCATTTAAAGATGTGCCTGGTGAAGGGCAAGCAATACAATTCGGTCAAGATGGCCTACTTCGTGTATTCCACGGATATGGGCAATTGGCTGTTTACAATGGGGCGCTAACACCAAAGAAGAATGTTCCACTTATAGGGGAAAATAAATACGTTGAAGTGTGGCCAGGCGCAACCACCAACTGGCAAGGTTACACAATGTTTGGGATATCAGACGGTGATTCTACTTCGGCGATCAGAGGTGTTTATGGGTACGGACAACAAACAAACAATTATCCCATGTCACTTAACCTTGATTTCCCAATTAGTACCGGCAACTTGGGTAGTGATGTACAGGTAACATCTATGCTAGGCCTAGGACCTTCTAAACTATACGTAGGTTGGAAAGATGATACAAATTATGGTATTGATTTAATAGATGTCGATAATGACCAAGCAGCTGTTCTATATGAATCGTTAAGATTTGATGCTGGCTTAGTAGAGTTTGAAAAAAAGAGCAGTACTATAAAACTAACATTTGCACCATTAGCAGACGGCCAATCAATAGGAATCAAATACAAGATAGATAGGGGATCTACATGGTTAGACTTAGATACAACAGTATCATCTGCTACTTATGCAAATACTAATAATGGGTCGCAGGTTGTCAAAAGCTTTAGCTTCGATAAAAGGTGGCACGAATTGGAATTACAAACCACATTAGCAACAAGTACTGCTGACGCACCAGTGCTAACTAGTTGTACAACATTTTTTGAAATAGTCGCAGATGTCCAAGAGTAGTGATCTAACCGAATCAGTTGGGTCAGTAAACAATAATTATCAACCTAAAGTATTAGCAGACGCACCTCTCAATGATGTGCCTCCAATGTTAGATAACCTGGTAGATAATCCCTATCAAAAACGTGCCCAGGGAAATATTGATACTACTTTCAGCCTAGCTACTATTCTTTTTAAGCGAGTTCAGATAGCAGTTGATACAGATGCAGCGACAGGATTCGGTGTTAAGTTTGTACACAACTTAGGATTCACTCCTTATGTGATGGGTGCTTATCGTATTCTAGATGGTGCAGAACCATCAAGTCCGTCTACTGAGTTTGATATAAGAAACGGACAGATCAGACAAATACCTAGTTATAGCGCATATATTGACACCATCCCTGCTACTAAAGATAAAGAGATATACATTCAATTGTTAGGGGGTACTAAGGCTGAAGTTGTTCTATATTTCTTTAAAGAACGAGGTATATGAGGCCTAAAAGATACGATATCAAACCAATAAAAGAACAGGATATAGAGTCAAACCCTGACTTTCACGAGAGCATGGGCGGGATGCCATATTCATATAGATTTGACAGCGCAAAGGAAACAAAAGAAAATATGCTGTTGCAGTACAAATTAATTGTATATCCATTTACTGCGCAAGTAGTAATAACACAAAACGCGATAACATTGAAAATCAAGCACGGGCTAGGGTATCCACCATTGGTAACTGGTTACGCTGTGGATCAAGAGGACGGTAAGGCTTATTTGTTTAGTAAACCAATCAATCCTTATTTGGGTATAGTCCAACTATTACAGACTCCGCAACTTGAAGTAACCGACGTAGACGCTGAACATGTGTACGTAACATATGCACAATTAGGAGACGGAACCAGCACCGATTGGAAGCTATATCTTAGGATTTTCTATAATGGAGCTACTGCCTGAAAAATATGAAACAAAAGTGCTAGATGACAGAGATCTAAATCTAATACCAGACTTTAATAAAAGTTTATCTGGATTCCCATATTTAGAGAGGACAGCAGGCGATATTGATATCAAGCAATCGTTTCCAATACTAGAAGATGCAGATACCTTTGAAGTTACTATGATAGACGGGCCTCCTGTATTTATGGGGCCGCCTGATTATGTATTTGGGTCGTACACATACAGACATGGGCTGGGCAAAATACCAATCGTTATCGCCACATTGATAACACAAGATGATAGTAAGTCATATTTTCAGTTGCCCTATACAGGCAACGAAGGGGATGGCGCAACACTTGATATAACAGAATTAACAACCGAAAGCATTACTATTGGCATTTATTTTGGATACTTTTCAAATCCTGGATCTGTTAAAGGTAATATATATTTCTTAAGACCGACTGAATAATGGCATCACAAGATATACTAAAACAACTTACTGCAACCCGTGAAAGGTTTGCAAAAGAGGATGTAGGCCTGCGTGATAGATTAGCTGAAGAAACTGGCCTGAATCAATACAGACAAAGTGCTAATCAAATACGTGGCACTATTGCAGACACTGAACGTGTACTAGAAAACATCCCAACGTCAACAAACCAAAGAGCTAGACGGCTAGGCGGTCCAGTCACGTCTGCTGTTTTGAACAGACTGACAACAACCAACCAACAACCAGTAGCAGACCAACTAAACAAATTCAGCCGCAACTTAAGCGTACAACAGGCAGGATTGCAAGACGCTAATACAGAAGTTAACCAACGTATAACTGATCGTGGCAATGAATTCCAACGCACTTATGGTAGCTTGTATAATGAATACAAAGCGTCTGCAGATAAAGAACAAGCGGATAGACAATATGCATTACAACAGCAACAAATAAAGGCAGAAGCTGACAGAGCTGCATATGCAAATCTTCTACAACAACAGCTCATAGACGCACAAAATCGTGATAATAATGGAGGCACAGACCGTAGTATTTCATCAAATCCAGATAAAGATATTGCATTACGGAAAGATAGACCAACAGGCCGCACAAGTGGAATAGGCGGTGAAATAGAACGGGGGCTTGCTGGTGTTCCAGAAGGTGTAATTAGAGGGTTGGCAGGTAATAACGTTGCTAACGCTTTCACACAACAAGATATAATCGGCAATGTACTTGCTTCTGCAACAAATGGTGGACGTACTGCATATGGAGCCAAGCTAGCAGGTAATGACTACGCTAATTATGTGCGTGATCAGACTTCACAATCACTGGTTAGACAATATGGTAATCAAGGCGCTAACGCAATAGTACAATATCAAAGACAGACAGGACTTCCAGCTTATAGAGCTATTCAGGAACTAGTTAAACGCGGGGTAATTAAAACATAATGGCAACAGTTGATCTAAAAGCATTAGCTAAATTAAAACCAGAGATAATAGGTGATAGGCTAGATAAGGCTGTCAGCAATGTGCGCGGTTTTAATGATAATTTTGTGGTAGGGGACGCGGCCAATCAATATATACAAGAAAACCCTAATGCAGGTTACAATCTTATAGATATACCATCAGGACAAGTAACCAGCAGACAGAATGCAACCCAAGACTATGGCGCTTTAGGTAATTTAGCTTATGGTATTATTTCACCATTTACGAATCTAGGGCAAGTAGCAGGTGAGATAGGAAAGGACCCTAATCAAAGGGGTGCATCCGAGTCTTTACTATCTGAAGAAAATTTCAAACGATATAAAGCTGACCCCCTTGCATTCACAGGTCAGCAAGCTATTGGAGCTGCTTCTACATTCGTACCAGCAGGTGGTACTCTGCTTGGTGCTGTAGCTAAAGGAGCTGCCGCGGGTGCTGGTAGTGCATTCTCTGCTGCAGATCTTACTGATGAAAATCTAGACTTAGGTGGTGAGTTACTTAAGGGCGCTGCTCTTGGTGGTGGCCTTGGTGCTATCGCTAAAGGTGTTAGCTCACTTGCTTCTAAAGGAGCTGGTGCTGCAGATGATGTTGTCACTGGTGCCGCTAAGGGTAATGCTCTAACTAGAGCAGGTCGTGGTCTTAAGAAAAGCGCACTAGGCTTATCTGACGAAGTAAGTCCTACAGGATTCCAGAGAACTCAACAACTAGCAGATGACGCTATAAATATACTTGATTCTACAGGTGGTAAAGCAACTCCTGCTGGACTTAACAAATCATTCAGTAAATTAAATAACGAATTGGCTACTGTAGTAAAAGGAGCTGACACTAGGTTCAACCCAACTAGTATTATGGATGACACAATAGAACGGCTGTCATTAGAGGTTGACGATGTAGCTGCAGGCGCTGTTGGTAAGAATGTAGAAGTCCTTAGAAAGAAACTAGCCAACTTAGGAGATAGCCCAACCGCAGATCAAATAGTAAAACTAAAGAGCGAAGTACAAGGCCAAATGGGTAATATATACAAAAAGTTGTCTAGTGGTAACGCACCTTTATCGCCTTCTGAGCAAGCTACCCTTGCATTTAGAAACTCTTTGGATGATGCTATTGCAGCCACACTACCAGAAGCGAAAGCCATCACATCACAGATGTCTGTCTTGCACCAGATTGCACCAGACATATACAAAAATTCACAGAAGGGCTTGAAGGTTGGTAGCCCATTATTAGGCACACAGTTAAATCTAAGCGGGCCAGTTCAAGGCCTTAAGAATGCAGTAGGTAATGTAGCTGAGAGAATTGGACAAGGTGCAGTACCTGGCGGTGGTGCTGTTTCTAGGTTTGCTGATCTTGCTAATACTGCACAACAAAAGGCTATGTTATCGAGTACAATACCAGCTGCAGTACTTAGACAACCAGAAGGCACACCTGCGAACCCATTTGCACCAGAACCAATGATAGAAGATCCTATGCTTATGGAAGATGAGATACTTGCAGAAGATACAGGCGATACTGGCATGACTGTCCAAGAAGCTACACAATATTTCTTGAATCAAGGCATGAGCATAAAAGATGCTAAGGAGTACGGTAAAGTTTATGGTACAGAACCTAAAAAAGAAAAGGAGTTGAGTGGTACAGAAAAAGAAAAAAACTCAAATTTGAACACTGGTCTAAGAGCATTGAATAAAATAGAGTCTGTAATTGCAGAAGATCCAAGCTCGCTAAGCAATGCTTTCTTGCCTGGTATATTACAATCTTCTAGCACCCGCCAATTAAATACTTCTATATCACAATTATCTGACGTGATTGGACGTATGCGATCTGGTGGAGCTATCAGCGAACAAGAAGAAGCCAGGTTTAGAGGGTTCTTGCCTTCTACTAATCCTTTAGCTCCAGATGATCCTGAAACAATAGCCTTCAAACTAAACGAAATCAAGCAATTGTTATCTGATGCGCTAGTTTAAAATATACAAGCATAGTATACTGCTGACATGAAAAACCCATTCAATAAACAGTATGGTGTATCAAGCAGCTTTGCAGCCCACTTGCGCCGCAACCCACCAAGTAATTTCCCAGGTACAGATTATTTGACCCCTTATGGTTCGCCAATATACGCACCAGAAGACGGTTGGATGCAACAAGAGGCTAAAAACTCCTTTATAGGAGCGAACGTCGCTAGTTTGCACAATAAAGTTAATAAGCGAAAATGGTTCTTTGTCCATCTAAAATCAATTGTATCTCCTGGCAGAAACGTCAGAGAAGGGCAGTTAATTGGATACGCAGGCAATACAGGTTATGTAATTCCAGCACCAACCCCATCTAACCCCTACGCTGGCACTCATACTCATGTTAGCTTGAAAGCAAGCATTAATGATAACGGTACAGGTGGGAAGTTAATCGATGTAGAGCCGGTGCTAAATTCTATAACCACAAATAACACACCAACACCAGCAAAAAATGAGGCCATAGACGCTATGAAAACACAAATATCCAAGCTAGAAGCCCGGCTAAAGCAAGAAAGGGAACAAGCTGCCAATGATCTACAATCAACCATCACAGAGAAAGAAAAAGAGTTGGTTGATAGCGCTGAACAATTAGCACAACTACAACACGAAATAGACGAACTAAAAAGCTATGGTAAGAATGAATTAAACATTAACTACGCCGACCTAGCAACTTCTATCGTAGAAGAAACTCAAATTGCAGATGGCTTACTAAATAAGTGGGCGACGTTTATTGATTCTAAAATACCAGAGAGCTGGACAGTGTTGCGTTCTTTATTGAAATATGACATCTTTGTTATGATTGGTCTTGGAGCTGGTTACTTAGTAACTGACACTTTGATTCTGCAAACTTATGGTGTATCTACAGAAGTAGCCGCAGTGATTGTAGCTGGCGCTGGTATTGTCTTCAAAATCTTTGTCACACAATACGATACGAACAAAGACGGTAGACTAACACTTGACGACACGCAAATATTGAAGGAGTATATAAGTGAGTAAGTAAGGCTTTTCAGTAAAATTCTGCAGTGCTACCATATACTTGCTTATATACAGTTTTATAATGAATTTAAATATTTTTTTATATATGGTAGTAGGGTTTTTACCCGGTGTAATAGTTGGATTTATATTCGGCTATAGTACTGATTTATACAAGACGTCCTTTAAAGATGTTAATGTATTTCTAAAACTAATTTTTTCTGTTGTCTTATTGATCCTATTAGTATTTCTCACTGTCGTAGAAATATTTGCACAAGATTATAGTATTCCTGTTATGTTGTGGCCTATTCTTGGGGCACCTGTGGGATTACTGTTCGGAGAATATTTTAAGCATTCAAATGACAAAACTAAAAAATAATTTATGGATGATTTCCGCCCTGTTGGTTGGTATGGGCATAGGTTCTTCTTTTGGTGTGATCGGAATGTTTGGACAAGATTACTACTATAATAATCACGATTTTTATAAAATAGAAACTATACTGGTGAATGGTACAGATATCCGCCCATGTTCTAAAGTTGAAATCACTTTCTTGCGAGATAGTGAAGTAAATGATCCGCAAGCCGTATTCACAAGAGAGTTGACGTTTGTACAGGTGTTAGATGGTGCAGATATATATTATGAGGTCCGAACTACCACAACTACTAATGCTATTGATAAAGGCAGGCAGACAATTTCTGGATATGTAGAACTCCCTTGCAATGCGCAACCAGGAGTATATTTTTTTAAGTACACAGTAGGTTATAGTGTAAATGGTTACAAACGTTCTACGTCTGCTAGGAGTACTCAGTTTGAGGTTGGCGCAGCCAATCAAGTTGGTCCTGTAGATCCGTTTCCAGATCTAGTAGATCAGGAAGTCTAGGTTGGTATATTTGTCTACTCCTTATCTGTAATTCTCCAAACTTAGCATCACCAATTTTATCTAGTATAATTTTCATATTAGCCTTATCATAAGGTGATTGCTCAAAGCCAAATTTGTCGAACTTATGACAATAAGGACACAAGCCTAATCCATTATCTAATTCCCACCTAGTTGCTAGCGCACGTCTACCAAATATATGATGGGCTTCAGTTGTCATTTTACCGCATTTGCAACAGTGTGGATCTCGTAGCCTAACGCACTGACTCCACAACTTGTCACACGCTTTTTTTACTGACTTGCTTGTACGTTTTCGTGGCATTTGTTTTAAACCAAATTTTAAATTGCGTATAATGATATTCGGTGAATTCGTAGTTACCTCTAAATTTAGGGAGTCTGTATTTGATTGCGTATTGACGCACTTTACTACTGTTGGTGCCGTTTACTTTTGCTATTTGTGAGGCAGTGAAGATCTTGGTTATATTCTCTTGATAATAGCCGCGGATAAAAGCCACGTGCTTGATTATAACTTAAAACACATGACTGTGTTAATTGTGTTTGTAATGGGGTAGTTTCGTCGATATTGAGGATAATATATGCACAATAAACACCACAATCTTCTACTAATACAACTGCCAAAGATGGGATTAGTTGTTGTGCTAAAGTTTTAAGTTTTGTTGTTGCTATCGTCTTCATGGTTATCCGGTGAATTTTTTACTAGCATATTTATTGAACTGCATACCTGGTATTTTATAAGCCGCTATCTTAAGTGTGACCGCTTTCAGCCCGCGGGAACGCAATTCTTTTTGTAATCGCTGCACTTGCATATCTGACCACATATATTTGTGGGTTCTGCCAGATTTGACTTTAGACACCCCATATTTTTTAGCATATGTGAGTATTCTGTTGTTTGTTTTGCCTACTAGTGTTGCTACTTCTTGGTTTGTCATAAGTATTTATCTAACTCGCCTTGTTCGATATTATAAAGTAAATTTTGTGACATGGTATCTAGTCTTATTTTCCACCATTCACGGTCTTCATCTGTTATTTCATATAC